ATAAATAAAACCCCAGTTTCTCAAGTTCCAAAACCTGCAGTAGTTCAAAAACCAGCAGTAGTTCAAAAAATCTCTAAATTTACTGGTAAAGTAAAACCTTTATGGGCCCGAAATATGGGATTTGATATTTAAAGAAAAAAATATTATATATTATAGAAATGAATAAGGAAACTAAAACTGGATATATTTATAGTTTAACTTGCAATAATCCAAATTTAATTTATTATGGATCTACAACAAAAAAATTAAAATATAGATTAACGGGACATAAAGCATTAAGTAATACATGCGAAAGTAAAATATTATTTAATTGGGGAAATGTTAAAATTAATTTATTAGAAGAAATAGAATTTGAAGATAAACAAGAATTATTAGATAGAGAAGCATATTATATTAGAAATTTAAAATGTATAAATAAAATTATTCCAGGTAGAACAAATAAAGAATGGTATATTGACAATAAAGAATTAACAAAAGAAAGAAGTAAAAAAAGATATCGTGAAAATAAAGATAAATTAAATAAACAATATAAAGAATGGTATATAAAAAATAAAGAAAAAATATTATTACAAAAAAAAGAATATAATAAAATAAAAATAAATTGTGATTGTGGTTCTAAAATTAGACAAGGTGCATTATCAAAACATAAAGAAACTCAAAAACATAAAGTTTATGAGTTTTTAAAAGAAATAGAAGAAAGTAATATTAAATTATAATATTTTCTTGCCCCCACATTCGTTCTTATTATTCTTGCAAATACAAATATTATCAAAATTAGAATCTTGATAAATAGAAGAGTTGCTAAAATTTACAATAAATGTACTAAATTTTTTATCAGTAATATTTTTAAATAATTCCATGAATTTTTTTTTTGAATCCATGAAGTTAATATCTGCCTCTATCAATTCTATTTGTTTATTAGAACATTTATTAAGTATCATACCACTACAATTTTCGCGGGCTGTTGTATTTAATTGAGAATATTTTTGAGCTGTAACTAATGTAGATATTAAGTATTTTCTACCATTACACATTAGGCGGTCAAGTGCACTCTCCTTCTTACTTGTTTTCATTTTATTTGTATATGATAGGTCATCAAAGAGAATCAGTTTTTGAGATGGTCGCTCTTTTAATGCTATTGATTCATTATAATCTTCTACTAACATATCATAAACAATATTAATTTCATCATCATTATATCTATCAAAAAGGTTTTCTTCGGGGATTCCGAGCTCATTAATAATTATTTCTATTTTCTTATCACCTTTCAATGATCCGCTAAAGATGTATATATCCTCTGGTTTAAAATCATCACGATACATATCTTTTCTTAATAATAAATTACCTAAAAATGAACTTTTACCATTTCCNGATTTTCCAATTAATAATAANCTCATGGGTAAATCAAATAATTTATTTTTCTTAATAGTGTAAGAATCTGTATTATCTATCATCTTATAAATTTTCATATTATATATTATAATATATTAGAAAAATATTTTAATTATATAATTATTTTCTAATTATAAATAATATAAACATGGAGAATATGGACTCATATAATGACTCGATAACTAATGCAAATTTAATCAGAAATGCTAATTTTGGTTCTCTTGAAGAACAGACAGACCGATTTATTGATAAAGAAAAAGAAGTTAAAGAAAAAATTGAGGGAGCTACATTACCTTTTGAAGTTCCAGTTTTAGAAAAAACATTAGGATCATTAGGTAAAAAAGCACTTGTTAAAGCAGGACTTAGAAGTGAAGAAGACGAAGACGGAATAATTAAAAGTTTAGGGAAAAAAGGATTAAATGCTATTTTAGAAAAAGCAGGATTAAAAAAACCAGATGCTCCAGCACCAGAAGAAGCACCAGAAGCACCCGCACCAGAAGCACCCGCACCAGAAGCACCAGCAGGAGATACAGAAGAAGTTCAAAATTTAAAACAATTACAACAAGAAGCAGAAGCACAAAGAGACCAGACAGCATCAGATTTAGAAGATGCAAAAGGTGCAGTGACTGATGCTACCACGGATGTAGCAAGTAAAGAACAAGCAGTTCAAGATGCAGAAAATATAGTAGAAGGAAATGCAAGAAGAGCAGTCGCTCAAGCAGGAGGAAGAACAAGTTTAAATCAACAAGTTTCAGATGCTAATGACAGGTCATCATTAAATGATGCAAGAGATGATTTAGATACAGCAAAAGATACATTAAATGATGCAAAATCCAATGTTTCAGATACTCAAGATTTATTAGATACTCATACTAATCTTGCTAATCAAGCAAAAAGTGATGTAGAAAATGCAACTAAAACAACTGTTGAAGAAGATGTAGGTTCTCAAGCGGAAAAAACAGCAGGTAAAAGTTTAGCTGAAAGATTAGCAGAAAAGGCTGGAGCGGTTGAAGGTGAAGGAGGCGGTCCAGAAGATATAGGAGGAGATATTGTAGCAGGAGGATTAGCAATTGCATCATTATTTGCATCAATTTTTGGTAAGAAAATAAAAAGACCAGATCCAGAATCTCAATTACCAGCATTACGACTTAATGTTACTCAAGGTTTTGGACTTGCTGGGAATTAATATATTTACAATGTTTTATTGTTTTATAATGTCTGTTAATATGATTTTTAGTTAATATAGAACCACAAGGACAAGTAACCATGATAGTGGATTTTTTAAATAATATTTCATCTCTATTTTTTTTATATTTTATTAATCTTTTTTCTTTTAAAATATCATAATTATCAAAATAATATTCTTTTTGATTTCTATTAGGAATATATTTATTTAATAAATTATTATTATTTTTTATAAATTGTTTTTCTATTTCATATAAATCTTTTTTTTCATTAACCATAACTTTTAATAATATTTCAGATTGAAAATTATTAATAGAACCGTTATTTCTAATAAAATCATATAAATTAGTGTGATTATCAAATATATGTTTACTACTGTATCTGTGTTGTCGCATTCTTCTTTTATAATTAATTGTAGAACCTATATAATGTTCTTTTATTTCTGGATCTTTGCAGTATATTTTATATATATATCCAAACATCTATATTATATATTATAACATAGAAATAAATTATAGTTTAAAAAAACTAAATGTTTTTTCTACATATATATATAAAATGAAATATTGCAATGATTGTAAAATGATTACAGCATATTTTATGGGCGATATATGTATATATTGTCGTCTTAAAAAGGTAGGTACTTTGAAAGATTTTCATGTTAAATAGTATTTTTTTTTTTATTTTTATTTTTTTTTTTATTTTTATTTTTATTTCTCTAATTAATATTAAATATGCTATAAGTACCTACCTTTTTTATGATTATTATTACTCTTTAACAAAAGTAATAATAATTAGTTGATTCTAACTTATATATATATATATAAATTCCGCGAATATATCTATTCAAAATCGTCATCATTATATTCTAATATATCTTCTTCTAAATTCATATGTTTTAAATGTTCTTTAATTTTATCTTTATTAAAAACATAATAATCACTATTTTCATTATTTATTTTAATTTGCCTTTTATTTATTTCTATATCAGCTAATAATGATTTAACTAATTTAAAATTTGTTTTTATAAATTCTAATTCTTGCGATAATAAATAATTTTTATAATTTTGATAAAAATCATTTGATTTAATTAATATATTACCAGATTTTTTATGTGTTTTATATTCTTCTTCATCATAATATTCATCAATATTATTTCTAATAAATAATTCATTCAAATAATTATAAATAGGATTAGTGCAGTTTTCCTGCATTTCTTTATAAGCAACTGTTAAAGGTCTATCTTCTCTTAAATTTAATTTAATTTTATAATTTTTTAAATATTCATATAATGTTTTAATATCATCATTATTATTTTTAAGGTCTACTAATTGCTTGAAATAATCTTTATTAGGTTTTTGAAAGTGTGCTTTAAATACAACAAATCGTCGGTCATCATGTGGGATCTCTAAAGGTGAAATATTATTACTCATAATAAATATCCGTAAGCAGTTATTCTGAGGATATGCAGTAATTTTCTTTTCATTTATATTTGTTATTTCTTCAGTTATTAAATTTTTAATTTTTTCTTTTTTACTAAATCCGTCTTTACCTTCTAATTCATTCAATTGTAAAATAATTTTATCTTTTATACTTGTGTTAAAACTACCAAATACTTCTTCTAAATTTGCAGTTCTATATAAAAATTTATTACCAAGAATCCGACTTATAATATCTAATAATAAATCTTTACCGAAACCTTGTTTTGATTTGAATACAATAGCAACACTTGGTAATTTATCAGGATTTTGAATAATATCTGCAATATAATTAATTAAATATTCAACACTCTTTGTATTATGATTAGTTAATAATGATAAATGTTTATAAAATAATTCAATCGCTTTTTCATTATTAGTATAATTATTTATAAAATCCGCATCAAAGCCAGTAAAAGTATTAAAATATTCTAAATTATTTTCTTCTGTTAATTTAGGTACAAAATTAATATTTTTATAACTTCTAATTTCTGTATCTCTAATCCAATCATCGAATATATCTCTATCTTTATATTTAACTCCTTCTTCGGTTTCAATTACTTCTTGATAGACATATATATTTTTTTTAACTAAATCTCTATAATCATTTTTATTATATAATCCATATGTAATTCTATTATTTTTTACATAAGTTCTACCATACAATAAAGGATGTTCTATTCTAAAATGGTCTTTTTCAAATATTTGTTTAACTTCATGATATAATTTAACATCTTTAATTTCCATTGTTTTTAATTTATCTAATAATTCAATATTATGTTCTTTAGTATCCCATTCTATATTATATTCAAAAAAATCTTTATTTAATAAATTAATTATTTCATCTGTATTATTATTATCATAAATCATAAACCCATCAAACATTAAAACTGCAATATCTTCTTTTTTTAATAAATTATTATTAATACAACTATTAATCGCCATATTTAAGTATTTATTTTCAATATCACATAAAATTAAATTAGTAAATTTACCCTCTATATTATAATCTTCATCTGAGATATACTTTGAATATTTTTTATTATCTTTGTAAATATGAAATAATTCAAATATTATTTTACTCATTTCACCATCAAAATTATTTAAAAATCCTTTTTTAACTTTTTTTTTACAAATTTTAGTTTTTACATTTATATCATTTAAACAAGATAATAAAGCACTCTTTGCTTCTGACCGACTTATATTATATTGTTTCATTACTTCTTTTAATTTATTATCCCTATTACTAATATAATCTAATAAATAATTATATTTAATATTATGTTCTTTACATAAATTCAATAAAATTACAGGATGACAATTTTTCATATCTAAATCAATCATTTTGCCATTACATAAAATACCTCGAAATCCATTATAGATCCGTTGTAATGATGGAGATTTGGACTGTAATCTACCAACCTTTTTATTTTCAGGATAATCATATTCAACATTATTATTATTTTTTGTTGCAACTATTAATTTACAATAAGTTTTCAATTTAGAAAATTCATTTTTTAAATTATAATCATCATGTCTTTTAGTTTTACTATGATTAAATAATATTTCAAATTGTTTATAGTTTATTTTACTTAATTTTTCTGCAATATCGAAATTAACTTTTTCTGTAAGTTGTGAAATCATGTTATATATATATATATATAAAATAATTTTTCTTTAAATAAAAAATAGATGTTTAAAAAAACTATATATTTTTATTTTGAATTTACACATATTAAATTATTTTTTAAATCATGAATTTCTTTTTTTAATTTATGTGTTTTAGAGCGAAGGTGATTTTGCCATGAAAACTGCTTGATATATTTATCACATATAGAACAATATTTTTCTTTATTACCATACTTTGATTGATATCTTTTACGGTTTTCAATATGTTTATTTGTTTTTCCTTCATCTTCAGAAGATGAATTTTCACTAATAATAATAACATCTTTTTTAATTTGTTTATCTAACATACTATATATAATATATAGATGTTTTTTTTAAATGTTTTTTAATTATTTTGTTTTGCCATATGTTGTTCTCTCAAGGCCCCCTTGATTTGTTTATCTTCTTTACTTTCTAATTCAGGAGGTATTTTAGGNGCTTTTACTATTTGAAGAAAAACTGTATTATCAGTTCCTAATCCTGATGCTAAATTTTTAGTTGAATCTAATATTCTAATTCCGAATGATTGTAACATTTGAGGTTCTCCTGTATGTTGATAAATAAAACTATCCGCACTATTTGTCGAGGTAAAATTAGAACTATTAAAATATGTATTAGCAATTCCTGCAACATTTTTCATGTTTCCAAAATCAGAGGTTAAAAGATTATTTTTAAATTTACTTTCTATTTCGATTAAATAATATGCATTTTCATTTATATTATTTAAAATTACATTATCAGCATATATACTATTAATTCCTGCTACTTCTATTTGTTCTCCCACTTTTCTAATAGGCTCTTCTGCGAAAGTTGCATCTTTTGCAACACTCATATCATTAATTAAAAATGGAGCAGTAATATTTTTACCTTCTTTATAATCAATATAAGGAATAAAAGATAATTGATTATTAATCAAAAATTCATTGGCATTAAGCATTATAGAAGTATCTAAAGTTTCATATTTTGCTTGAACTGTTATATTAGTTAAATCAAATCCGCATATCTCGTCCCAAAACCCAGGAGGATTAGAGATAAGACTGGTTAAAGCTATACCTGAATTTGCCTTTGTATAAAATTTATTAGCTTGAAATGCATTATCAGGATATGGTTTACTTGGTATATGGTCGTTTGCTGATATAGTTATTATTTCTGGAGTTTGAATCCCCTCTTCAGCTTTTCCATAATAAGGCATGTGCATATATTCAATAAAGAATTTATTACTTTGGTCGTCATATTGCATATCAAATTGAGATGTTCCAACCCAGTATACTTGTTTATTCCCCCCTTTATTATAATTATAAACTGGGACGTATTGGTTCCACTGTGTTTGTCCGAATTCATCAACAACATTATAATTACCACCGACAGCTAATAATTGATCTCTGTAAATTTCACTATTACAATTCATAATAAATTTATGGTCTGGTGTGTCTGTTCCAGACGGTATTAATAAACTATTTGTTGCATTTATATCAAATGGACCACTTGGAATTGCTTCTTGAAATATTTTAGATATTCGTGATGCTATTTCTTGTGGAGCATATTTACCTTTTGGTATAGTTCCTGATTGTCTACCTATAATTGGTTCAAATACTAATGTACCAGGAGTAATAGCTACACTTTTAAAATATGCGGGATTATTATAATCTGGAACTACTCGACTTTTAATTACATTTTTTGGAGTAATAACTAAAAATGGTTGACTTGCAACAGTTTTATTAGCAAATATTTTACCGATATTTATAGTGGTTTCTGAATCACCATTAGGTAAAGTTGGAAGAAAACCATGAAATATTTCCTCTATTCCCAAAAAATTAAAATAATGAAATTCAAACGGAACACCACCCCAGTTACCCGTTTTACCGTCATCATCTCTAAAAAATGTAATAGCATCATATATTGCAAAAGCAGTAGTACTTATCGGATGCTGTTTAGTTAAATTTGAAATACCACCAATAACCGATCCATGCACAGATTGACCCTCTTCAGCTTCGACTACTGGACCAGTTACAGGCGGATTTCTTTGTACTCCAATATAAGCAAAATTATCATATTGTGGTTTACCTGCATTAGAATAATTATATTGATAATATATAAATTGTGCGGTTATTGTATAATCTTCAACTAATTCTATAAATTCATTACTAATAGGAACAGTATCAATAAATCCATTTCTAATTAATATCTGGTCTCCTTCTTCTAATAAAATATTTTCATTTAATGTTGTTGTAAAATCACCATTAGCCATGACTTTAGTATCATTATTTAATTGTCTACATTCTATAATTATTGATGTCATATATATATTATAATATATTAGAAAATATTTATATTATTAATATTTCTTTTTTTTTAGTTTTTTTTTAGGTTTTGGTTTATTTTTTTTATTTTTCATATCAAATAATTGTTCTTGTTTTTTTTTAGGAGGTTTTCTTTTTGGCTTGCCTTCACCTTTAATTTCTTTTAATTTTTCTATTTGTAAATCTTCTTGATACATATTAAGATATATTAGATTTTTTTTTTATTATTTTGTTTATTAATTTAATTTCTTTTTGTGTTAAATTCATTTCACAAAATTTAATATTACTTATTTCACTATGTAATTCATGTTTAATAGAGCATTCACTATTGCATTCAAATGCATTAAATACATTTGATATAAAATTACCCATACTAAATATAAATTAGAAAAATATTCTTGTAGAATTTATTAATTATAAAAAAATATATAGTATATATATATATATATTATGGCTGGATTTCATACAAAAACATTTTTAAAACATGATGATTATATGACAGATTTAAAAACTTGGGAAAGTATAATTCATTTAGTACCTGATAATTACAAGATATGGTCTCCATTTTATGGAGATGGAAAACAAAAAGAACATTTTAAAAAATTAGGATTTAATATAATTCATAAAAAAAAAGATTTTTTTACTTATGAGCCTGAAAATTATGATATTATTATAGATAATCCTCCTTTTTCTATAAAAAAAGAAATATTTACAAGATTAAAAGAATTAAATAAACCATTTATTATATTATGTCCTTCAAGTATGATAAATACTGTATATATAAGAAATTTATTTGCAAATGATAAATTACAAATACTGATCCCCAGAAGAAGAATACAATTTATAAAAGATGGAATTGAAAAAAATAATCGTTGTAACTTCGACTGCTTCTTTTTTTAGTTATAAAATGAATTTTAATAGAGATATAATTTTTCTTAATTAATATAATGAATAAAGTTATTATTTATATTAAAAAAATATTGAATACTTATATTTATTATTTTTTTAGTCCAGAATATATTATATTTAAAATCTAAGTAAATATATAATGGATAAAAAAGAAAAACAAATATATCAAAAAGAATATTATGCAAAAAATAAACAAATAATAAAAGAAAAAGCTAAAATTTATTATGAAAAAAATAAAGAAAAATATAGTAGAAGACAGAAAGTATATAATAAAAAATATTACTTTGAAAAAAAATATAAAATAAATAGTAATTCAAATGAAAATAAAGTTAATAATAATACTGTTACTTTCTAAAATAAAAAGGTAGGGACTTATGACATATTTTATATTAATTAGAAAAAATAAATTAAAATAAATTAAAAAAAATAAATTTAAAATTAAAATACTATTTAATTTGAAAATTCTTTTAACTACCTACTTTTTTATAATATCCAAATTTTATAATTATATAAATATAAAATGTGAATAGTTAATGATTTTAATCGTTTTATTGCGACGAAGTCGCACACACTCAATACATGGATCAATGCAATTATTATATTCTATGTTAACAATATATTTTTATAATATTGGTATATATTATTTGATTAGGCGAGTTTACGAGCCTATTCATTCTACGGCCCAAACTCAAGCGGACATTTTTTACCGCTAAAATTAAATATTGAATTACAAATTATTTTCTCGGAAATCTTAATATTACAATATTTTTAACGGGAAATTTTTCCCGGTAGAAAAATCTTTAAATTTATTTAATTTTTAGAATAAAAATAAATTAAAAAACCTTTAGTTTTTTAAATAAATTTAAAG